CTTTTATATCAAGAGTAGCATAGACCGTTGGGATAAGCAATGGTAAAACATTTCAGATTTTTAGCGCGATTCTAGCCACTCTTCAACAGACATAAAGGGCATGGGAATACTAGGCCTTGCTGAAGAATACCATTGATACTTACCCTTAAGTTCGCTAGGCATGTCTATGAACTTTATTGGCGCATCATATTTCTTCGATATGATTTGAGCCACTTCTAGAAACGTGATGGGCATACCAGTGCCTACATCATACATACCACTTTTCTTTCTAGCTGCAACCCATTCAATTGATTTCAAAACATCTTCTACGCATACAAAATCCCTACTAGCAAGATGTGAATTCGAAAAGGCTTTGATGTAGCCATCATTCTTGGCCTGTTGCGTGAAACGATAGATCGGGCTGGTACTCATATCATCCTTACGCTCATCTTCTCCATAGACATTAAATAAACGCATAATGCCAATATTCACAAACTCATAGAAATGGTCTGCGATCCACATTTCAACTAGTTGCTTAGTCAAAGCATAGTAGTTCAGAGGGTTGTAGTCGTATTTTTCATCCTTCATTGTGTTTCCATACACCGATGCGGATGATGTATACGTAACAGGTATTTTCCAGCGAATAGCTTCTCCAAAAAGCTTTAGACTAAACTGAACGTTATGTTCATATAGCTTCTGAACATCTTTTTCAACTGTACTAGAAATGGCACCAAGGTGATAGATATGCTTTATCTTAGAGAAGTCTATCAAACCAAAAAGCTTCATAGGTTCGAAATGCTTTGCATCGAACTCAAATATATCACTGTTCTCAGTGAATAACTTTTTAACTAAATTACGGCCTATAAAGCCTTCAGAACCTGTTACAAGTATCATCTATAAACCCTATAATTATCTTCAACTGAATCCGCAGTAGAAACTTCGATTACACAAGAGTCATCTTCTAATGCTTCTAACTGGTGCGGAATAAGAGGTCTGTTTGTCCATGTTTGACCTGGGTCAAGAATATGTTCATGCACCTCACCTGTATTTACATAGATGGCACGAACGATAAATCTACCACGCACGACCTGCCACGTTTCGTGCTTCTTCGCATGATAGTGCATTGACGTTTTATTGCCGACCTTATCGAAGATTAGATACTTACCACAATACATATCGTTAGTCGCAAATATCTCTTCTCTACCCCAAGTCTTTTCGACTCTACCTTCCAATCGCATTAATAACTCCTGTGCTTGAATATCCCTCTGCATAAGGAATAATTATGACTTTTGCCAGATCACCACCAACCACGTCTTCTGGTTGATAGTCACCACCCTTTGTGATTATATCTGGTTTGATTCTTTTGATCAACTCATATGGTGTGTCTTCGTCAAATATGATTACTTCATCAACACAGTGCATTGCTTCTAGCGCCATCTTGCGATCTTCTTGACGGAAATACGGCCTGCTTGGACCTTTCAGTCTACTTACGGACGCATCTGAATTGAGACCGACAATAAGTTTATGACCCAAAGCTTTAGATTTCTCTAGCAATTCAAAATGGCCACGGTGTAGCACATCAAAGCATCCATTGGTAAACACGACAGTCTTTTTCTTTTCAACGCTGATTAAGTCTTCTCTAGTAATTAAATATGTTCCTGTATGACCAACTGATATTCCAGCCAGCTTGTTGGCCATTTTGGCTGCTTCTGGTATTGCATATCCTTTGTTGTAGAAATAAGCAAGAGCGGCCATAAACACATCACCAGCTCCAGTAACGTCTAATACTGTGCGTCTGTCACTATGTATCTTTATGCCCTTATGTGTGCTGTGCTCATAGACAAAACAACCGCCAGCTCCTAGAGTGATGACAATGTAAGAAATGTCATATTCTTTGCAAAGCTTTTCGCAGAACAGACCAGCAGAATGATCGTAGTATGTGGCATTTACTTCTTTTTCAAACTCTTTTTTGTTGGCCTTAATTACAAAGGCGCCAGCATAGTTTTCGAAAGGCTTCTTAGGGTCAACAAAAACCTTGATATTTCTCATAGATAGCTGTCTCATTATATGCTCAGGATTGTCCACGACACCCTTGTTATAGTCTGAGATAATCGCTACATCTTTATTGCCAGTAGCGTATAAGTCTAAGTCTACATGATACGGAACATATTCTTCGTCATCTAGGCGACAGATGAGGTGATTGTCGGAAACTATTCGCGTTTTTGTTGTTTTTTGGTCAGGATTATGGATAAAAAGGACATCGCTGTGTCCCATGGCCTTCAGATTGGCCACGACATTGCCAGCGCCACCATCAAAAACCCTCTCAGAAAGAGGCTTGACCACAGGAACAGGAGCTTCTGGAGAGAGCCTATCACTAGTTCCAATAATGTATTTGTCTTTTATGTAATCGCCTATGACTATCATGACTAATTCCGCGTTTGTTATAAATATGTATATTACTATAAGGCTCATAGAAAGTAAAGAAAAAATGGCTATTCCAACCAACAGAGAGCAACATAAAGATTGGTGCCTTAGACAGCTAGGGCATCCCGTTATCAATATCAACGTGGATGACGACCAGGTAGATGACTGTGTAGATGCTGCCCTACAGTATTTCCAAGACTTTCACTTTGATGGAGTAGAACGTTGGTATCTTAAGCATGAGTTGACACCTCAGGACATTGAAAACAAGTATATTCCTATCACAGATAACATCATTGGTGTAACACGCATTTTCCCAATCTCAACCACAAATGCTACGGTCAACATGTTTGACCTGAGATACCAGTTGAGACTACACGAACTCTACGATTTTACTAGCACATCCTATGTAAACTATGTTCTGACAATGCAGCACATTCGCACATTGGATATGATGTTTTCGGGTGAGCAGCCAATTCGTTTCAATAGACACACCAACAAGCTTTACTTAGATATGAACTGGGCCAATGCACAGTCTGGAGAATGGTTAATTATTGAAGGTTTCATTATTGTTGACCCTAATGCATATGCCGATGTTTGGAATGATCGTATGTTAAAGCGTTTGACCACAGCATACATCAAGCGTGTGTGGGGAAACAACATGAAGAAGTTTGGCGGAATGCAGCTTCCTGGTGGTGTGACTATGAACGGCCAGCAAATCTATGATGAAGCTGTAGCCGAGATAAACGAAATTGAGCAATTGATTCGTGATACTTACGAAGAACCACCAAACTTCATAATGGGGTAAGAAATGGCAACCTCAGTTTACTTTAATAACTTCTCTCCGGCGGTCATCAATGAGCATATGCTTTTGGAAGACTTGATTGTAGAGTCTATCCAAATTATGGGCCATGATGTTAAGTATCTGCCTAGAGAAGTATATGATCAGACTGATGATGTTCTTGGTGAAAGTGTCAATTCTAAGTTCACGCGCGCGTATGGCATGGAAATGTATTTGGCCAACGTTGAAGGTTACGAAGGTGATGGCGACTTCTTCTCTAAGTTTGGCCTAGAAATCCGCGATACATCTAACTTTGTCGTTTCACGTAGATCATTCGAAAGATATGTACCATCTGCCGTAGCAAGAAGACCGCGTGAAGGCGATCTTATATTTGTGCCTCTACTAGGTAAAATTTTCGAAATCAAATTCGTAGAAGAAGAGCTAATGTTCTTCTCGCTTGGTAAGAGACAGCCATATATGTACGAATTGCGTTGCGAAGTATTCCGCTTCAGCAATGAAGACTTTGAGACTGGTGATGAAGAAGTCGATGATCTAGAGCATTCAGCGGCCTACACAGTAAATATGGTATTGAGTACAGGCACTGGAAACTATAATCAAGACGAAATAGTATATCAAGGAGCCAATCTAACACATGCTACTGCAACAGCAGAAGTCAAACACTGGATTCCAGAAACAAAGAATCTGGAGTTGATCAATATAAAAGGAAATTTGATATCTGCGGCCAACTTGATTGGTTCATCATCAAATGCCAGATATACTGTTGCGTCTCTTGACGACCTTGCCGATCTAGTAGATTATGATGACTCAGACAATCGTGTTATTCAGACAGAGGCAAATACATTTATCGACCTGTCTGAAATCAATCCATTTGGAGTACCATAATGCTAAGTAACGCTTATTTTTACCATCAGCTTACTCGCAAATATGTTATTCTTTTTGGTAATATGTTTAACAACATCATGATCAAACGTGTGAATAAGAATACTGGTGTCGAAATTGAACGATTCAAAGTTCCTATCGTCTATGCACCAAAAGAGAAGTATTATGCGCGTCTCAGAGCGGATCCAGATTTGGAAAGACCAATTCAGGTCGTTTTACCTCGTATGTCATTTGAGCTAACAGGCTTCACATACGATGCATCAAGAAAACAGAATTCACTTCTAAGATCAGGTGTAACAGCCGAATCTGGAACAAGAGGCGCTACACAGTATATGGGTGTGCCATATGATCTATCATTTGATCTACAGGTATATGCACGTAACGTTGATGATGGTACTCATATCATCGAACAGATACTTCCATACTTCAATCCAGATTATACTGTGACAGTCAATACGATTCCTGCTCTAGGATTCTTGAAAGACGTTCCAATTATATTGAACAGTGTGTCTAACGTAATCGAACACGAAGGTAACTTTGATGCTGTACGCTTTGTTAGCTGGACATTGAACTTTACCATGAAAGCTAACTATTACGGCCCAGTTCAAACGCCGAAGATCATCCGCAAGGTTCTTGCAAATATCTACAATGATCCAAGCTTAAAAGCTGGCAACATTGTTCGTGTAAATGTAACCAATCCAGCTGGCAATAGCGACTTCAAGATCGATGATATTGTGTATCAAGGCAATAACTATAACACCGCAGATGCATATGGATTCGTTTTAGAATGGAATCGATTGGGTAATAAGTTGGTTCTTGGAGGCACTCAAGGCCAGTTTAAAGTCAACAATACAATTAGAGCGGTGTCTACAAATGCTGTTAGCACAATCAGCAGCTTTGATGCATCTCCTCTCAAGTTGGTTGAAATTAAGATTGAACCTGATCCTATAGACGCTGAACCAACAGACGATTATGGATATGACATAACTATAACAGAGTGGCCAGAAACAGAATGAAGAAAAACGATGCATTAAGCGAAGCTCTTGGTATTGAAAATTCGGTAGAGATAATACCGCCAAAGCAAACCGAGATAATCAATACACCACACGAAACAAATGATGTGGAGGCTGACTACAATCTATCTCGCAGAACATTTAGAGATTTGATTAATAAAGGCAATCAAGCAATGGAAAGTTTAACTGACCTTGCTAAGGAGTCTGAATCTCCACGCGCGTATGAGGTTCTGGCCACTATGATGCGTACCATCGCTGACACCACAAAAGATTTGTATGACCTACAAAAGAAGACAAAAGACTTGAAAGGTGAAAAGAAAGAAGAAACTACTGTTACCGTAGAGAAAGCTGTGTTTGTTGGTAGTCCAACAGACCTTCTAAAGAAGATAAAAGAAGAAAAAAATGCGTGATGTAATCATTCTTTTGACCTGTCATGAAGATACAAAATGTGTTATCGATAATGTCAATAACTACAAGAGATATATGCCTGGCTGCATGATACTCATCAATGATAGCACAGGCATATTTCGAGATGATAAGCAATGCTTTTCTAGCTACGAAGATGTTATCATAATAGATAACTCAATGGATAGAAAAGGAATGAATATGATTCCTACTCATATTGCATTCTGCGATTTCATGAAAAAGAACAATCTAACCTCAAAATACGTTTTGATGATGGCAAGCAATCAACTATTCATCAAAGACGGTTTTCTAGATTATATGAAGCAGTACAACGGTAGCTACTATGAAAGAGGATTGCCTCGCGGTCTAACTGAAGGCGAAGCTTCGAAGTCTAAAATCTTAAAGAAATTTGTAGACCTCATAGGCATAGAACACTTCAAGTATCATAGCAATCATGACGGTATGTTTTTCCTGTATGAAGATTTTATAGAAATGATGGACTTTCTTGATGAATACCGACACATAACTGATCACGCCGATTTCAACGTACAAGAAGAGTTTCTTTATGCGACATTCCTTGTGAAGAAGAGAGATGAAAAGACATTAGCTCAATTTAAAGACTACAGCTATTGGAGTTGGAATAAAGCTTACAGAGACTTAGATGACTTGAATGAATGCTTTGACCGAGGCCTTTACATGGTAAAGAGAGTGCAAAGAGTATACGATGATCCAGTCAGGTCAGAAATACGCAGATTAGGTAAATATTGAAATTATGAGTAAAGGTTACAATAACAATCCAAATCTTCCGCGCGAAGACTGGAAGCACGCATTTTCTCAACAAGAAATAGATGAATTTATGAAGTGTGCAAATGACCCAGTATACTTCGCCACCACATACATGCGTATCATCAACGTTGACCACGGTCTCATGCCGTTCCAAATGTGGGACTTCCAGAAAGATATGCTTAGAACTTTCCATGAGAACCGCTTCGCAATCTGTAAACTACCTCGTCAGGTAGGTAAGACTACCACATCTGTTGCATTTTTGTTACACTACATTCTCTTCAATGAAAACGTCAATGTGGCCATTCTAGCCAACAAGTCTGCTACTGCCCGTGAAATTATGGGTAGACTACAGCTTGCATTTGAATATCTGCCAAGATTCCTTCAGCAAGGTGTCAAAGAATGGAACAAAGGTTCCATTGAACTGGCCAACGGGTCAAGAGCAATCGCCGACTCTACATCTGGTTCATCCGTTCGTGGTAGATCATTCAACGTTATCTTCTTGGACGAGTTTGCGTTCGTGCCTAATAACATTGCTGAAGCGTTCTTCATGTCTACCTATCCTACGATTTCTTCTGGTAGCACAACGAAGGTCATCATCGTTTCTACACCAAACGGACTGAATCTGTTTTATCGCATGTGGACAGAGGCGGTTGAAAAGCGCAGCCTGTACATCCCGATTGAAATTCACTGGAGCATGGTGCCAGGCCGTGACGAAGAATGGAAAGAGCAGACTATCCGTAACACATCGGCCGACCAGTTCCGTCAAGAGTTCGAATGTGAATTCATTGGTTCTACTAATACCCTCATTCACCCAGTCAAGCTACGTTCTCTTGTCTGGCATGAACCCATAGATGTAGAAGGGTTTATGAAAGTCTACAAGAAGCCAGAACCGAACCGAACTTACTGCATGACAGTGGATGTGGCTGAGGGCCAAAACTTGGACTATTCCGCGTTCTCTATCATAGACGTTACTGAGATTCCATATCGACAAGTGGCCACATACCGAAACAACAAGATTACACCTTTCTTGTTTCCAACCATCATTGTTCAGACAGCAAAACAGTATAATGATGCATTCGTCTTGGTAGAAATCAACTCTATTGGCCTTCAGGTATCAGATATTATACACTTTGAATTGGCCTACGAGAACCTGATTAAAATTGAAATGAAAGGCAAACAGGGTCAGCAGCAGACGCCTGGTTTCAAAAAGAAGATTGCATATGGTCTAAAAACTTCTAACCAAACTAAGATGATTGGTTGTACGAACCTCAAGACGCTAATTGAAAGCGATAAACTGATCATAAACGACGAACAGACTATTATGGAATTGACTACTTTCTCTGCTGATAAGAAGACCTTTAAGGCCGAAGAAGGTAACAATGATGACTTGGTAATGACTTTGGTTCACTTCGGATGGCTATCTGCTCAGAAGTATTTCAAAGAAAATATCAACAATGACATCCGAAAAGTTCTACAGCAAGAACAACTGAACATTATGGATACGGATGTGACTCCGCTACCTATAATAGACGATGGATTGACAGGCCCAGATTATGAAGTGGATGATTTTGGAAATGTGTGGTTTGAAGATAGGTCCAAGAGATACCCTTGGGACGACTTTAACTGGAAGAGAAAGCTGTAAAATCTTCATTTTTCTAAATAGTATACACAAGAATAATCCATTTTACAAAGGAGAGATACTATGGCATTTCAACTGTCACCAGGTGTAAATGTATCTGAATTCGACCTTACTACGATAGTTCCAGCGGTTGGAACTACAGAGGGTGCGATTGCAGGTCAATTTAGTTGGGGACCATCAAACACTGTTGTAACAATTTCAAACGAAGTTGAGTTGGCAGATAGATTTGGTCCACCAGACGCCAACAACTTCGCTACATGGTTTACCGCTGCAAACTTCCTTGCTTATGCTAGAAATCTCAAGGTCGTTCGTGCTGCTAACACGACTTCTGATAAGAATGCAACAAGCGGAAGCGCGGGCGTTCTAATCGAAAACGATGACGTTTATAACTATAACTTTAGAAATCCTTTCACAGCACCAATCAACGCAGGTACTATAGCTGCTCGTTTTGCTGGTAGCAAAGGAAATGGTCTTCGTGTTGCGATGTTCTCTGGTAGCCAGAACTCATCAGCATGGTCAGCATGGTCAAGTTCAACCATTTCATACAAGAACCAGTTCGACGCTATACCTTCCACTTCATCATTTGTAGCAAATCGTGGTGGACAAAACGATGAAATGCACATTATCGTTATTGACGAAGAAGGTAAATTTACGGGAACACCAAACACAATTCTCGAAAAGTTTGCATTCGTTTCTAAGGCCGCTGACGCAAAGAATGATGACGGATCATCAAATTACTATGTAAACGTAATTAATGATCGTTCTAAGTACATTTACATTCTTCAGCATCCTACTGGCCCTCAAACAATTTATGCCAATGTTGCTAACATTACAATATCTCAAACAACTGCTTATGATGCAAATGCTAACGGATTTGTCACTTTCAGCGGCGGTTCTGGAACAGGAGCAAACGCTAGCTGGGTAGCAAATTCAACTGGTCAGGGTATCGTAATTACCATTAACAATAGAGGAACAGGCTACATATCTGGAGAAACAGTAAGTGCTTCAATTACTTCTCCAAATGGAGCATCAACACTAACAGTAACTCTTCAAGACGAACCTTTTGTATCAACAAATGCAAATTGGGGCATCACATCTTCTAACACAACATTCAATGCTGGACCTGCGCCATCTTATAGCTACAAGCTGGCTAATGGTATTTCAAATGGCGTTACAGACTCTGAATTGATCATGGGTTATGATAAGTTCAAGAATGCCGAAGAAGTTGATATCTCTCTAATTATGGCAGGCGCAGCAAACCAGGGTGTTGCTGAATACATTGTAGAAAGCATTGCAGGTGAACGTAGAGATTGCGTAGCATTCATTTCTCCTGAAAGAGATGATGTTGTAAACAATCAAGGTGATGAGATTACGGATTCTATCGCATATAGAAATCAGTTTAACTCATCTTCATATGCTGTAATGGACTCAGGCTGGAAGTATCAGTTTGACAAGTATAACAACGTATATCGTTGGGTACCTCTAAATGGTGACATTGCTGGCCTATGCGTAAGAACAGACTTTGAGCGTGACCCATGGTATTCACCAGCTGGATTCAACCGTGGCCAGATCAAGAATGTTGTCAAGCTTGCTTGGAATCCAAACAAGACAGCTAGAGATGAGCTTTACAAGAACGGCATCAACCCAGTGGTAACATTCCCTGGCGAAGGTACAGTTCTGTATGGTGACAAAACATTGCTTGCTCGTCCATCAGCATTTGATCGTATCAATGTTCGCAGATTGTTTATTGTCCTAGAGAAGGCAATTGCAAGAGCAGCTAAGTATTCACTGTTCGAATTCAACGATGAATTTACACGCGCTCAGTTCGTATCTCTCGTAGAGCCATATCTACGTGATGTACAGGGCCGCCGTGGTATCTTCCAGTATCGCGTTGTTTGCGACCAGACAAACAATACTCCAGAGGTCATTGACCGTAACGAGTTTGTTGGTGATATCTACATCAAGCCTGCTAGAAGCATCAACTTCATCCAGCTTAACTTTGTGGCTGTAAGAACTGGTGTTGCCTTTGATGAAATTGTTGGTAAGTTTTAATCGATAAAATGAACATAAATAGATTCAGAGGAGAATAAAATGGCAGAGTTTAACGTAGCTAACTTTAGATCACAGATGGTAGGAGATGGTGCAAGACCTAATCTATTCTCTTGCACCATTCCTGACCTAACAGTAAACGTCAACGGAGAAAGCGGCTCAGAGGTCGCTTTCAACTTCATGTGTCGTGCCGCACAGTTACCAGGTTCAACTGTCAACTCAGTTCCAGTTAACTATTTCGGCCGCGAATTGAAGTTCTCAGGTAACCGTCTTTTCACAGAATGGACAGTAACCATTATCAATGATGAAGATTTCAAGATTCGTAATACATTCGAAAAGTGGATGAGTTCTCTCAACTCACATGTTGGCAATCTTCGTTCACTAGTAAGTCCTTTAAGTTATCAGAAAGACGGATATGTAACACAGTTCGGTAAGGCTGGTAACGTTATTAAGGAATACAAGTTTGTAGGCATGTTCCCAATTGACGTTTCACCAATCGAACTAGATTGGGGCGCAAATGATTCTATTGAAGAATTTGCTGTAACATTTGCTTATCAGTGGTGGGAATCTACAAACCCAGCATCAAGGGCTACTACAGATAGTACTCAGAGCGGTCCAAGCACTGCTCTAGGTATTACATCTTAATATATTATATAACAGGACGGGGAGCAATCCCCGTCCCATTCAAATTGGAGTGAGTAATGGTCCAACTTTTTGGCTTTGAGATAAGCCGCAAGAAACAGCAAGAACAAGACGAGAAGAATAAAACATTCGCGTTGCCGCAGAATGATGACGGCGCTGTAACCATCCAGTCTGGTGCGTATTACGGTACGTATGTAGATTTGGATGGCGTTGTTCGTAATGAAATTGAACTCATTACTCGTTACCGTGAAATGGCTATGCAGCCAGAACTAGAAACGGCCATCGATGAAATCGTAAATGAGGCAATCGTTAATGATGATGCCGAATCTGGTGTTGAAATAGACACAGATGAATTGAAGCAAGCCGACAATATTAAGAGAAAAATTAGAGACGAATTTGAATACGTACTAAAGCTTCTTGATTTTGGTAATATGGGACATGAAATATTCCGTCGTTGGTATATTGACGGTCGATTGTTCTATCACATTGTTATCGATGACAAGTCGCCCCAGAAAGGTATTCTAGAACTTAGGTACATTGACCCTCGCAGAATTCGCAAAATCCGTGAAATTCAGAAAGCAAAAGATACCGCAACAGGTATGGAAATTATCAAGAGAATGAACGAATACTACCTCTACAATGAAAGAGGTATGATTGGCGCTCACTCTAATCTAGGCACAAAGATTGCCATCGACTCAGTTGTAAATGTTAACTCAGGTTTGATGGACAGCAAGAGAGCTATGGTTCTCTCTTATCTACACAAAGCTATTAAGCCACTCAACCAGTTGCGTATGGTAGAAGACGCAACAGTTATCTATCGTCTCTCACGCGCACCTGAACGCCGCGTATTCTACATTGACGTTGGTAACATGCCAACAATCAAGGCCGAACAGTATCTCCGTGATATCATGGTCAAGTATCGTAATAAGCTTGTCTATGATTCCAGCACTGGTGAAATCAAGGATGATCGTAAGCACCTATCAATGCTTGAAGACTTCTGGTTGCCACGTAGAGAAGGCGGTAAAGGCACAGAGATCACAACTCTTCCAGGCGGTATGAATCTTGGTGAGTTGGAAGATGTTAAGTATTTTGAAAAGAAGCTATACAAAGCACTTGGTGTTCCTATTTCAAGACTAGAGCAACAGCAAGGTTTCTCTCTTGGCCGTTCAACAGAAATTACAAGAGATGAGCTAAAGTTTACCAAGTTCGTCAATCGCCTTCGTAACAAGTTCTCAACTATGTTTGACGAACTACTTCGCGTTCAATTGGTACTCAAGAAAATTTGTACCGAAGAAGAGTGGAAAGAGTTTAAAGAAAACATCTGGTATGACTTCAAGAAGGATAACAACTTCACAGAACTAAAGGAAGCTGAACTTCTACAGAACCGTCTAGCTGTTCTTCAGTTAGTCGATCCATATGTTGGTCGTTACTATTCAATGGAATGGGTACGTAGAAACGTTCTCATGATGGACGATGAAGAAATTGAAGAGATGATGCAGCAGATCGAAGAAGAGAAAGCTGCTAACACTCCAGTTGATGAAAATGGTAATCCTGTTCCTACAGATGAAATGGGTAATCCATTACCAGCACCTGCACCTCAGCCTAACATTGTTCCTCCAACTCCGATTGAAGGAATGCTACAGCAACAAATGTCGCAGCAAGGTGCAGAGCCAGTATACCAAGATGGAACAGGCAAAGATACTATGGATCCACTAGATATGGGTCAGCAAAGAAATCGTCAACGCTTCGTGAACGATACAATGGAACCAGTTAGATGAAAAAGTTTGGTGAGTATCTAGAAGAGTCTTTAGCTGCTGAATTGAAGTCTGAACCAAAGAGTGCTGCGGCCAAAGAAGCGCGTAAGTTAGGTCTTACTTACATGGGATTTGGTCGTTATGCTGATAACAAAGGTCAGATTGTTTATCTAGTTCACAACGACAGACTTATACCATACAAAAGCCAAGATGAAATTGGCGCTATGTATAACAAACAACAGTCAGCTCCTAAGCCTACTGCTACTGGCAAAGGCGCTAATAAGAACGTTCAAAAAGAACCAGACTGGAAGTTTTATAGTGACGCTCTAAACAAGCGTGAAAAAGAAGACCAAAAAATTGTTACTCAAAAAGGAAAAGAAGCTGAAGCTGTTCATAGAGAACTGAAAAAATTCTATAGAGAAGGTATGTTTTCTGAAGAAGAGCTTTATTCGATAATTGATTATACAGGCGATGGTTTTGGACCTGTTAATAGATATCTATATAAAGGTCATGATCCAGAAGCGACTCCTGAACAAGATGAGTATCTTGCTAGAATTATATCAAACTTAGATTCTGCTTTTGAGGAAACACAAGCGCCTTTTTCATACACAGTTTATTCTGGATTAAGT